CCAAATTGGCCAATGGTTTGTAGCACCATCTCGACTTTATCGCTTAGATTTTAGATAGTTGACTATCCACCAACTTGATAGTCCCGTCTGATCCTTAACCATACTCTTCGTATAGCCAAGGAAATCTGGCATGAGGTCGATAGCTTCATTAGCGATTTTGTCAATATCATCTAAGAAGCCTGGGATGTCTATCCCCAAACGATATTTATCCCTTTTCATGCAAAATTCTGCGAATTGGTCACGTAGAGGATGATACTTCACATTCTCAATGATGGATAGTTGTCGCAGAGCTACCATCTTTGCTGACCACACATCTGGGTCATAGTACCGCTCTTGTTCACACAGCCTACCAAGCGCACGGTAGGTTGAATAAACTCCTGCACACACTCCGGCTATACGATAATCTTTGTGATGCCAGCGCCGCAAGTATATACAGTCCTGTTTGCTCACATACTGCTTACTCTCATTCATTTCCTGGCCATGTGCAGTATATGATCGCACTACATCCTCCACAGTTATGCCTGGATACGTCAGGACTCCGTCATCTCCAAGACACTGTGAATTAGGGTTAAGTCTAGTGGATTTAGCGAGAGCTGCCTCATACTGTAAGGCTCGATGAGCTAATGTTTCATCGGCATTGGTTCCACCAGAACCACTTCCCATACCGTGTGCACCTTCACGGATTTTACCATAATCATACGCAAGTGGAATCATGTACTTAATGGGGAATACCTCATCCAACCAGGAGCTAGCAACACCGAGTTGGCGCAATATGCTTCTTGCACAAGTTTGCATATCGGCATTGAAATGCTGGTCAAATTTGGAAAAGTCTGTGCAGATAACCGCGTCGTCCTTACCTTTGGTATCAAACATGCGTGTGATCCTCTGGTCGACTGATTCCATGCTAACCCAAGCTGGAACAAGATTGAGATTCTGACAACTCTCAATCAACGGTTGGTACAACTGCAACTCGCGGATGTTGACTGCAAAGGGAAACATCCATACAACCCTTTGTTTAACGTCTTCATCTTTGGGTCCGCCTTCTTGTCCTCGCCACCCAAGCACTGCGCACGATTTCCATTCAGTCTGTCCATTCAATATCTGAATTACTTCGGAATTATAAGACAGAACATCACAAGGAACGGTCTTCGATACAACAAGTCTACGCTTGGTGAAGTAAGGCGAGCCAGAGTTAGTCGACTTCTTCATTAAGTCAACGGTACGTTGTTGACTTCTAACTCTGAGGCCTTTTGCTGCTTTGAATTCGCTGATAACAGCTCTAACAGCATTGTCAGATACAGGCGTTGACGATAGGAGAATATCGTCATAGTAATGATCAATGTCCTCGAGCCTTTCAGACAATGGCTTCATGATAGACATTGGTCCGACCTTAGCCTTTAAGTCGTTTTCAAATTCCACAAGAGTCGGCCACCTGTCAGCGATCGACTCGAGTGTGGAACTCCAGTCTTTCAGGACTTTTTGTAGAGTATCACCTTTTGCAAAGGTTGTCCTGTACTCTTCAGGTTGTCCCTTTCTGACTATGTCAAAGTATGACCGTAGTCCGGGATTCGGCAAGTTGAAGTACTTGTCAAAACTAGTTTCATTACTTTTAGGCATAATGATAGCCTCCTTTCTGTAAAGAAAAGTTAATAAGTTAC